ACTAAAAGCATCAAACGAACATTTATTTGTATATATTTTTGATAATGAATTTGTGATAAAAGCAGGCTAAATATTTATGTTTTTATTATATACCCATTTAAATCCATTTTACAAGCTTTTTACTATTTACCCATATATTCACACCTATACACATCAAAAAATCTTATATATTCAATCTCACGACGTCGTTTTTATCTAATAAATCAATTTACACATAAAAAAAAGAGGGTAGACATAAAAGTCTACCCTCATGTGTAGTAAAAATAAGTTACAAAATGATTTAATCAATATACTATAAATTTTTCACGATTTTATTTTCTTTTTCCAACATTCCTACAAGCGTATCCGACATCTTTATCATATCGAATAGCTAATCTTCTTAGTACACACCATCACTAAAAGTGATTACTCAACTTTACTCAATTTTACTCAACTTTACTCAACTCTTAATTATTTTTCCTTGTAGTAATTCATAGAGCTAATCCCTAATAACGTTCCAATGAATAAATCCACCGCAGATATGGTTCCTGCTACTTCCTTTGCGTATGGAAATCCCCATATCCCTGCCACAGCAACATATAAAGCAGCAATAGCAGGTAGAAATATCTGAGCAATCCACTTAAGCACATCATAAGTCTTGTTATCTAATTTCATTCTTACTTCCTCCTCAAAAACTTACTTCTATCCTTCAAAAACTCATCGACCTTATCAGCACTCACCAAATAATCACAGTATCCGGTAATGCCGAAGTTTTCTCCATCAATCTTTCCAGTTTTATCGCCTATTCCGATTATCGTGTCTTTGCTACGTTTCATCTTGCCGAAATCCATGTTTAGCTCTGCAGGAACTAATATAGCCTTGTGCTGTTTAGCAATCTTCACAGCTTTATCATAATCTCTGTCCTCGTAAGTAACCACAGTCTGTTTGATCTCGTCTAACAATTTTTCTTCTTCCATCTTTGTAAGTCCTTTCACTTCTGCTTTTTGTTTCTTGTATCCATTTATCCCTAACTTCTTCATTAAGCTTGGATAATCCACAAAACACCAGTTTGTATCAACTCCACCCTCTCCAGTCGATGCTATGCCACGCCATTGACCTTTGTTAGTGTATTGGTGCATTCCGTATTTGCCAGCATAATTAACACCCTTGTTCCAGTGAGCTATCCAAATATCATACTTCTTGATACGCTCCCAATACAACCTACTATCGAGAAAAGCTTTGTTACTGTAAATACCAACGTAATACCCTGCACGTTCAACCTCTGAACAAAATCTAACAGTATAATTCGTTAATTGTGTGTTCGTATATCTTCGTCCACTCAAACTAAAGTCTTCGATATCGAAGTATATTGGATATTCCAATTGCTTACCTTTTAATGCTTTCAAAGTCATATTAATTTCAGAACTAATATTCAAATAACTTGCAACATACACACCAACACCGATTCCAACCTTTTTACACGCTCTGTAGTTGTATTCAAAAGTCTTGTCCACATATCCACCGCCGTAACCACTTCCAAGACGTAATATCGCAAATTGCACGCCACTTTGCTTAGCTTTCGCCCAGTCGGGATAGCCGTTATACTTCGATACATCCACACCTACAAGCTTAGTCATATAATCACACCTTTCATAAAAATTTGTAATAAAAAAGCACTATGTAGTGTGATACATAATGCTTGATTTATTAATTATTGTAATTAATTTAAATATATTTTTTTATTGTTGTAACCTAGTATATAACTTATGCCATTAAAATAAGTTATCTATTAACCCCTAAATATTCTTTTAATGACGTTTGAAGGATTTTAGAAAAATTAACATTGTTATCCTCAGCTAAGTCATTTAACCATTTAGGAATTGTAACCGTCTTTTTTATAGACTTGTTTTCTATTTCATCACGTATTAAAGGCATCCAAACAGAAATATAAGATACAGATTGATTTTCTTTAGTAAAAATAGGCTTGTTTTTAGGTGGTTCAATTTCAATATTGTTTTCTTCTTTGGCATAAAGAACCAATCCTAAAACATCTTTTGCATTATATAAAGCCTCTTCTAAAGACTCACCGTCTGTAAAGCAATCTTCCAAGTCGGGAAATTCAACGTAGTATATTCCGTCGTTTTTATCATACGTTATTATACAAGGATATGAATATTTGTCTTTTTTCATAAAAATCTCTCCTAACTAGAGGTTTAGGGCTAAAATTTTAGCCCTGTTATTCTCTGAATATTCGCCAAAGTTCCAGCTGGAATATCTTTCTTATTACATTTTATTGGGCATATTTTACCGTTTTTAATGTAAATTTCATGCGAACCGGTTGTATGGTCATAAACCCAACCGTTATTTTTAAGAACCTTTATAACCTCTCTGTACGGTTTAACCATACTCCCTCCAATCTTGTAATTGACTTTAAAGCTATTGATTGGTGTTTGAGGGTTGAGTGTTGAGCAAGTATTTAACTTGCACTTATATTATACACGTATTATTAACACGTGTCAACACTTTTCATTTTATTTTTTAGTCGTCATATCGTCTACCTCCTCCCAAAATAATCTGCTTCATTTCTCCAAGAATCTTAAGCATTTCTTCTTGGTTTTTTAGTATTTCATCATGATCTCTTTGCAAATCTAATGCGTTAACATTGTGATGCTCTAGCTTTTCTTTTAAGTCTAGTAATTGTCGTTTAAGATCCACAGTCTCGTCATAGTGTCTATTCGTAATCTCAGTATTTCTATCTATCGACTTGTTAAAATTCATCCACGCATTCAAAAAAAGAGGTGCGTATTTAAACACAAACACGCACACTCCAGCCGCAAACGCGAAGGTAAATCCAGCGTCAAGCAGTTTCAAAAACTGTTCCATCTATTCCTCCTCAGTTGCTAATTCTTCAAGTCCTAGTTCAACAAGTATCTTTTTAACACGTTCTTTTAAGCAATTTGGAACACTCTTAAATGTTCTTCTGCCCTTCATAATCAAATATGCATACATATCAGCCATCTATTTCACCCCCTTTATCTTTGTTTATCGACTCTTGAATTGACTTCATAGTCTCTTCAAGCTCCATCATCTTGTCAAAAATCTCAGTCATTGCTTCTGCTTCTTTCAACTTCTTTTCTTCTGCTTCAATTTCATCATTTGTTTTCTTTTTCTTAATATCAGCTATAATATCTGAAAGCTTCCTATCAGCGTTTTTTAATTCACCTTTAATTAGCCCTTCATCCTTAGAATATTCAAACATTATTTTGTCGTCATTTATAAAAATATTTATCATTAATTTTCTCCTCTCGCATGATATGAAATCTGTAATCTGTTAGTAGTATTACTGTTAACAATATTTAAAACTCTTAATCTAAATCCCGATGAATCATAACTGATAATGAAAGGAAATATTCCTGTGTCACTAGTACCAACCATACACATATTCAAGTAGCTAATTGAATTAACATAATATGGGAAATTTACCCTAATAACATCACTGTAAGCAAATCCACCAATTGAACCCGAATAAGAAACACGACCCAAATCAGCCGTACCGAACAAATCTCTAGTACTATCAGTATCCAATCTTGATGTGGAATTATATTCTGCAAAAGGCTTAACCTTCGATGCCTTATCTATTGCATCGATATCCAATTTCTTATCATCAATCTTTAATTCTTCTTTGATATTAAGATAATCTATATCGGCCTTCCAGGCTTTTAAAGTCAAGTCAGCTTCAATGCCTTGTGCGAAAATATCTCCCTTTACTTCTAGATTATCATTTCCTACAAGTTTATCCGGAAACTTACCTATCCCAACACAGTTACTCTTAGGATTAATCGAAATCCCAACAGCTTGAGTAGGCACCGTAACCAAAGCAGTATAGCTTCTGAACTTATCCGTTGCAGTAACCCTAACCTCATACGATGCAAACTCCTTATATCCACTTCCCAAACTCACCGATTGAGTAGTAGATGCGATATTTATGTTCGCACTGTATTTCGTTGAGAAACTCCCACTTGGTAGCTCTCTAACATCAACTGTTACATTACAAGTGTTCTTATCAGTACTACCAGACACAGTATGTTGTACCTTAACAGAAGCATTCAACCCTTCTCCTTGTCTTGTTACACTACATTCAGCACTTGGTGGATTGTACTCTTTAACTCTTATGTTTTTACCATAAGATGCCCTTTGATTTCTGCTATCCACAACTTCAAAAGTGATGTTTCTTTCTCCAGCTCTTGTTACACTACCAATATCTATAGTTGAGCTATTAGAGTATGTTGTATATCCATCTAATGTCGCCAGATACTTTTCTATGCTTGCACTATTATAAGCTTCAGCAGATACATAAGCACTTACATCACTGATATTTGTATAGAAGTAGTCACTTCCGAACACACTCTTAACTTGTGAGTTACCTTCACGAACTGACACATAGCTTATGCTAGGCTTTTTTATCTCAAAAATCCTAAGAGTAATTGTTCTTGAAGCAGTCGTTCCATCATCAGCACTAGCAGTAAAAGTCACATATCCACTAGAATCATTACCGAATACATCAGAAAAAGTACTTGAACTAAAGGTAAAATGCGTACTACTTGTAAGATTACCAACATATCCACTATAGTTGTCGGTTTCCCATCTAATGCTTCCACTTCTTCCATCAATATTCGTCACATTAATAGTCACAGAATCGCCTATATTCGCATAGTACACAGTATCTGCCACAGAATTGACAATACTCATACTCATAGGTTTTTTTCTTGCAATCGTCGGCAAAGTCATAGTAGCGCTTAAAGAACAAGTTCCTCTATGTGTGCCTACACTTGCTTTGATTGGAAACGACATTGTTCCATCTGAATTATGTTTAATCGTAAAAGTACCACTACAAAGAGTGGAACTTCCTCCTTTGTCAAAGCTATAAGTTGTTGTAGTGTTTTCTATCGTTTGATTATTACAAATTAAAGAAGTGGCTCTCTTTGTTTGAGAATAGCCACTTCCACCGCCTCTACTTTCAAGATACAGTCTATATTTAATTCTTGACGTGTTATCAGCTTCTGATTGACTAATAACATTCATATCCAGCTTAAAATAAGCATACAAGCTTGATGGCGCTGTACCAGTATATGTTGCCATTTATCTACCCCCTAGATTGGTTTAATAATCGTGTATTTGTTAGTACCATTATCGTACTTAGTTACCATGTGATATCCAAACTCCAGTACACCATCGACTTTTAGGTTTGGAACTTGTACTTGTGAGTTTGCAAATCTTGCAACAGTTTTAGTACCATCTATAATTTCTAGTGCATTGTTTTTAAGAATCATCTTCACCGCTTCGTCTTTTTTACCAATTAGAATTCCCTCTTCACCGAAATCAAAATAAGTAGTTATCGCTTCAATCGTAAGCTTACCAGCTCCGACATTCTCCTCTATAATTTTTATTCTGTCTTGAAGTGACAAGCTTTCATTTTCCAAGGCTTTTTTCACAGTATCTGCGTATGCCTTAGCCTTTTCTATCTCAACAAAGCTCTTAGTCACACTATCCTTGTCGGCTTTCTGACTGATCAATACCTCTACAGCTTGTTGCCTTGACTCGATGTCTGTTACAGTTTGTGAATCGGCTTTCTTTTCAAGCTCATCTTCGAAATCCTCTGGAGCTGGTGTCCAGTCAGTTCCTGTTGAGCCTTTTTCAAGCTTGATTTTATCGATTGAAGAAGTAACACCCGTTACATTCATATACAAAGAATAAACCCATAGTTGGGTGTCATTCACTTTAAATATACTACCATCAGATAGTTTTGTGGAATTATTCCACTTAAAAGTATTTTGGTACACTCCATCTTTAATATTTGTCAAATTCCCAAAACCGATACTTCCACTTGAATTATAAATACCAAACGAAGATTTTTCTTTTGCGAGATTTCCCCAGATAGTGCAAGTATAAGTTTCACCGACAACAGGTTTTTCTGCTAAATCGTATTTAGCGATATTGTAGTTTGCATTCGATATTTTTTCACCTGATTTCAGCAAATAGTTTCTACCGCCAAGTTCTCCCTCGAACTCACCCTTGATTTTAGACCAAGAATATTTTTTGTAATCAGTACTATCTGCTTTTGAAAAATCAGTATACTGACCGATATAATCTCTGTTACTGTCATTTATGCTAAAATCTTTGCTTCCATCTTGGCTATTACTATAAGCTATGTGTAAATATGGAGTTTTACCGTCTGCACCAGCTTTGCCAGCTATCCCATTCTTACCATCTAATCCTTTTATTTTAGACCATTTGTATGCCTTATAATTTTCTGAGTCAGTTTTATTACTATCTACGTAAATACCGATATATTCTCTATTAGAATTATTTGTACTAAAATCTTTGCTTCCGTCTTGTGAATTTGAGTATGCTATATGAGTATAACTACTAACCCCATCTTTACCTGGGACACCTGGTAAACCATCTTTACCATCATTACCTTGAAGTCCTCTTAACCCTTGTTCTCCTTTATCTCCTTTCTCTCCCTTTACTAGCATCCACGTATACTTTTTATAGTCGTTTGAATCTTCTTTTACATAGTCTGTATAAGTTCCGATATAAGTTTTACCATCTGATTCAGATGTAGAAAAATCTATCATAGCTTCCTTCGCCGTTATCTTTACGTTTTTCATTACAGGAACATTTCCAGTTCCATAATTCCCATAAGCTACAATACAAGTATTAGGTTTTGGGTTTGTTTTTTCTAAATAAAAAGTTATATTATCTATTATACAATGTTGATATGATGTAGTTACCGTATAGCTTCCTGCAAATCCTTGATACTTAGAACCGTTTCCGTTATGTGGATATACGTTAATAATATTACGTTTAGAAATGTCTTTTGACTTTAAATCAAACTCAATCTTATATTTCCTATTAAGTCCACATTTATCAACAAATTCTGTAATATCTGGTCCAAATACAAATTCACCAGTGTTATCAAGTCCATACTCTTTTGATGTCCATTCTTGTGTTGTTTCTTCTAATTTATTCGCCCAAGCTGTATGGAAATATGGAGTTTTTCCATCAGCTCCTGCCTTTCCAGGTATTCCATCAGAGCCATCTTTACCATCGTCACCTTTGAATAATGACCATTCATAACTTTTTGGATCTGTTGAGTCAGCTTTCTCAAAGTCTGTGTAGAATCCAATATACTTTTTCCCGGCTGTAGCAGTTCTTGTGAATCCAACAGTTCCGTCCTCACTATCGGCATAAGCGAAGTGAACATACGAAGTCCTTCCGTCTTTGCCATCTTTACCTGGCATACCATCTTCGCCATCAGCACCAGGAGGTCCTGGAGTAAGCTCCAATATCTCCAAGTCTCTTTTTGTGATAGTATCTTCCCACCTATCACCCTTCCACAATCTCTTGAAGTGATTACCTTTACCATCGTCCCATTGCCACACATCGCCCCACTGTAATACGTTGTGATTAGGTTCTTGTTCTTGCTTATATATGCCAATAGTCAAGTCCTTTATGGTTATAAAACTTGTAGCTACAGCAACATCATTCAGCATTGCAGAACATGTAAAAGTAGCTTGTAAATCAACGTCAGTGTTATTTATCCCAAGTATATTACCAGTTGAGCCCTCTTTTGATTTGTTCCAGTCATCATCACTTGTAGAGATTTTGTCCTGGTATTCTGATACTCTTTCCCATATAAACTTATCAATAGTAGCAGTTTGATCCACACCTGCTTTAGTAACTATAGCAGTAATTTCCGTTGACAACACACCATCTTTAAACACATTACCTTGACTTGATGATAGCTGCATTTCGTATGGTATATTTTGCCAATTAAACCTACTACTATATATAGATTTTTCAAGACTCAAAAGCCTTTCAGAAATACCTGCTTTTTCTTCTTCGAAGTTTGCAAATATAGCAGAGTTGCTAAGCTCATCACATAAGCTCCTTGTGATATCCACAAGTCTAGCTGATAAATACAACGCAGGTTTAAATCCATGGTCTATTATTCTGATGTAGTCTCCGATCTCTAATTCACCTGGAAGTTGTCTTAGAGAAACCTCATAGCTAATCTTAGCTTCATTGTTGTTTTTCAAGAACCTCAATCCCTCATCAAACAACGTCTTTTGACTAGTAGCTTCGCTGTCGTACATCCTTATGAAATATTTTTGACCCGTTTTATTGAATCTAGTCCACTTCTTAGCTGCTTCTCTATCGCAAATCAGACCATCATCAGTAACATAGAATCTTCCATCATCATACTTGTATCCCACCAAATCCGTGTTAACTTCGTGTTCTTTGTACGATACTTGTTCAGTACTTGAAGCAGTAGCGCCAGGATTTGTGAATCGTTCAGAACCTTTCATGATATTAGCAATCTTATCTCCCCATGCCTTATCACTAGCATAGTTATGTCCATTTTTATCATGATTCATAGCATACAACGTCTTTTGTCCGCGGTTATAGTAGTGTTCTTTTATCCACACAGCACCATTAATAATACCTGCCTGTAGGCTTCTATTGCTGCTTTTCTTAGCATTATCAGGATTGCTATCGTAGGCATTAATACCGAAGTAATTGTGATATGTTCTTGCAATCCTACTGCTGCCCCACGCACTTTCTAATGCTGCATGAGCTAATATATATCTTGCATCTAATCCGGATTGGCTTTGTGCTTCAATAAACACTTGACCTTGTCCATTAAAAGGACTGTTAGGTGCTTTTGCTCTTATCCAGTTATTGATTTGAGTCGCAGTTATTCCTTGCAATCTCTTGCCCAAATCGTGTTTTGTAACATCAGAATTAGTCCAGTAAGTCTTTTTAGTTGCATCAACAATAGTTCCACCTTTGTTCTCATTCCAACGATAGAACCTAACATTTGGGCCAGTCCATCCGCTAAGCTTAGTTGTTACAATCCCATTAATTGAACCGTATAAAGTACAATGTATGATTGTGTTTTTATCTAATATTACTCCTGTGTGACCCTTGTTATTGTGTCTTGATACGAATATGTCTCCGTACTGAATTTCTGATTGATTGATTTGATGAAAATACGTTCCAGCATTTCCCCAAGCCCATAATGTCCCAGTTGTTGGAAGTCCCACAGACTTTGGAAAAAGTCCTGCAAATTTTGCAGCACTACTCACAGAACTTGAACAGTCATAATAATTAGGACCTTCACGTCTAGCTTGTGAATATCTGACCTTTCCTTCACGTGATTTCATCCATTTTACGAATAACTCAATCTTGCTATTTGGTGCAGGTTTCTTTTTATCTTCTTCGATTTCAACTTGCTTTACTTCTCTGATTTGCTCCTTATGAGGTTTACCTACCGCTCTTACAGCAGTACACAAGTCCGCAATTGACACAGTACGCTTAACATCGCTCACATCACGACCAAACTCAAGCCTGTATCCTGTCTCTTTGCCACGTTTCTTATAAAAGTTTATGACCTTTTTATCTATTGCATTACCATTTAATTTAACATCATAGCTAATCTCACAACCGAAACGACCTGCAATCATAGCAAGTCTCTTAGTCTTAGTCGTTGTTCCATCAAATTTAAAAGCTAAGTTTTTATCCTTAGCCTCATTAATTCCAACAACCCAGTCTGATTTATCGCCAAGAATATTATTGACCCATTCAACAAGAGTCCCCTTGAAATCTTGTTCTGCAATATCTTCATTAAGCAAATCAAGTCCGCAATCTTCTGCAACTATTTCTTTTGAGTATCTATTCTCAACAACTTCTGTAATCTCAAGCAAAACAGGCTTTTTCTTGTATCCTGTAGCAACAATCAAACAACCTGCTTCGATTAATTCAACATCCTTTTCAACAACCTTGTCAATACTGCAAGTAAGCATACAAGTTCCAGTTTCTAGGTTTTCGTTGAACTTATCATCTTGAAAATGTACGCCATCTGGATAATCATTACTAACTATTGTCAGTGTTTGTAGATTTCTATCTGTTACTATTAACATTTGAATACCTCTCTGTAACTTACATCACAATCAACATATGACCCATATTCTCCCTCAGTAGTTATAGCTATTTCTTCAACCCCTGGATAAATTGGAGTAGGTTTTGAGCCAAATGCAATCGGCATCAAACACCTGTGTCCATTGTGATAACAAAATCCAGTGTTCATGTCGATTCTCACAGTATCTCCATCATTGAAGTTAAACCTAGGAATAGCTACATTAATCATAGAAAACTCTTCCTTGCTTTTATTCTCAACATAAATATCTGCATCATATCCTGTAATTGTCATATGCATTGGATTACAAGCTTGGATAAAGTCGTAGTTGTTCTTCTTAGTGCATAACACATACACATCACTAGCCACTACATCATCAATCTCGGCGTTCATTAGCCTATAAGTATAGCTTTTACCATTTAGCTGATTATACATGTAATATGTAACCATAGCTCCCGTTTTAGTAATAGTTACAGCACCTGTCCAGTCAGCTTTGTTGTATCCAGTATGAAGTTTACCATCACTACCACACAAGCACACCATTGCCATTCTTCCATCACCATTTATGGTTTCAATCCTCATACCACCAATCATGTTTTGATACTTATCAGTGATACCAAAAGTCATAAAACCAAATTGTCCAGGGCTTGCTTTGTAATTGAATTTGAAAGTCATCTCCCAGTCAGTCGCATTGTTAGTCACTTTTCTGTGCAAAGGCAACGTTGAAAAAGTCTGTAGACTTGAAGAATCCCATACAGGATAGACACCAGTCACAGTGCTTTGACTTTGACCTTGAATGTCTTCTTCAAGCAACCAACCAAGATATCCCTCTTTGTCTATAAGTCTGTATGCCTTCTTTGATTTTGACTTGTTCACAGCCTTCGTCTTATCGAATTTAAAAGACTTACCTTTTACCCAATTAGCAATCCTCACTCCATTGTCCCAATACCTTGCGTTCTTTGACACAGTAACAGTCCCGTTAGAAGTCTTTGGACTTGATGTAGTAGTATTAGACACCTTCCCATCAAAATCACTATCAGCTACAAGCTTAGATGCATCCACAATATCCCAACCGTCGCTAGTTTTCATAACCCTATCAAGAATAGTTAAAGTTCCTTTACCACTCTTGAACAAACTACTAGTTTGCTCTTTGTGTATCTTCATCTGCTTAATCGGTGCAAACTCCTTACTATCCCCAAATTGGAAACTGCCGTATTTACTAGTCACACCAATCATTGTAACCTTGCCATGACATGTGAAATCAAAAATAGGATACGTCTTATCCGTACCCTTGTTTTCACACATAATACTTTTAGCATTAGCTTGTGACAGTTCCACAGGCTCTCTCTTATATCCACAAGCAGATGGAATGATAAAAGCTAACTCGCCTTTTGTGTAATTATATCCCTCTTCAATTTCTGTAGTTCCGTCTAATTTAGCATAGTAAATAACATCTGGATTATCGTAAAAGTACAATTCTGATAATTCCTCGGTTACCAAAAGATTAGCAAATAAATTTCTAATCGCGTTTTTGTTTTGTTTTACAGTATTGTATTTGATCTTAAAATACAACGGATCTCTTCTTGTACTTATCAAATCAGCACCATTAAAACTTATATAATCATTCAACCTATTGCTAATATTTGAAGCAATAGGTCTGTTGATTTCTTCTACAGTTAGTAAATCCCTAAAATCAGTACCATTGAAGAAAAATCCGAACTTTTTTTCTTTGTCAACTGTAACAAATTTTAAAATATCATTCATTAATACAACTCTCCTCTTCTTCTTTCTCTGATTTTTTGATTTCTCTTTAAGAACTCATCTGTAAACTTATATGTTCCTCTTGCAACTTCTCTAGAATCCATCTCACTAGTTACAGTTAAATTCAAATCTCCTAACTCTCTTACAACAAGTGATTGAACACCGTTTGTGCTAATAGCTTTGCCAGTATTTTCGACATTAGAATCTTGATTAAACACTCCCGTTCCACCTAATACTACCCTTTTCATTTCAGAAGTATTAGATACGTTATTTCTCATATTTAATCCAAATCCTTTTTCAGCATATTCTTTAAAATCTTGAATAATATTTCTAGCGTTATCAATCGTCCTTACGAATCCGCTATCATCAAGATCAAACTCAAATCCAAGATTATTATCAGTACCTATAATGCTTGATATTGTGTTTCCCATAGAATTAACATTTGACTTCACATCATCAAACCCACTATTTAACCCACTATTCAAGCCAAGCATTATAGCATTACCAGCAGGAATCAAAAGCTTTCTATCCACCTGTATTGGTCCTTTATGCTCTCTTATCCAGTTGCCAATGCCTCCGATAAAGTCCTGAACCTTTTTATACGCCGATTTCAAGCCATTTAAAAAACCGTTCATAATCTTTTTACCAATATCCACCAAGCTTATACTTTTCAATGAATTAAAGATATCCTTGACTTTATTGATTATATTTTGAACGCCCGTCTTTAATCCGTTAAACACAGATATAGCTCCATTTACTAAACCAGTAGCTATGTTTATTACTGAATTTTTTATTGCATTCCACACACTTGAAAATACATTTTGTATTCCAGCTATAATATTTGATAGAGTAGTTTTAAGTAACTCAAATCCTGCAATAACACCGTCTTTGATTGTAGTGACAACTGTTGTAATAACAGTCTTAATACCTTCCCACAATAATCCAGCAGTCTCTTTGATTTTATCCCAAATAAGTTGTAAATCTGATTGTAATTGTGTGAAATTCCCCGTTACCAAATCTATAACCAGTAAAATTGGAGTCATAATAACAAGCTTAATACCTTCCCATAACCCCTTAGCAATAGATACTATTCCATTCCATATTCCTGTTAAATAACCTGAAACTCCATCCCACACACTAGTAACAGTTGATGTTATACCATCCCAAATTCCACTGAAAAACTCTTTTATTCCAGTCCAAATCTGTACTGTAGTTTCTTTGATACTATTCCATGCATTAACGAAAAAGTCTTTAATCGAACTAGCAACATTATTTACAAAATCTCTAAATCCCTCGAAATGCTTATAACAATAAATTAATACGCCTACCACTGCTACAATTCCAGCTATAATTAAAATTACAGGATTAGCCATTAACGTAGCCCATAATCCTTGGAAAGCACCGCCAATTGCACTTATTCCGCCTTTTATGCCACTAGCAATACCTGACAAGCTAGCCCCAAGACTACTAAAAGCACCAGGTACGCCCTTTATAATTTCAACACCTTGACCTAATCCATTAATAGCACCCGTTATCTTGTTTACACCATCAGTAACACCTTGAGCTACTGATACGACGCCTTTGAAAGCCAAAAGAGGAGCAAGAACAGCCAAAATAACTGGAGCTAAAGGTCTAAGTCTTTCATACCATTTTTGAAATTCTCCTGCAACTTCTTTAACCTTATCCATAATATCTGGAATGTGATCTGAAATATACCCAAAAGCCTCACCAACTTTTTGTTTAATCTTATTGATATTATCTGATATAGTTCCAAAACCTTCCGACTCTGCCCACTCATTAAAGCTTTGAATAACATTAGCAACACCATTTTTAATAGCTGTTTGTAAGTTTTGCATCGATGTTCCAATACCTTTAGTCGCTTCCAATGCAGTATTATGCCAACTATCGGCGCCTTTATTTAACTCAACGAATTTATCAGTAACCTGATCCATAGTGATATTACCTTTTTTGAGAGCTTCATAAAAATCATTAGTTGCACTCTTACCAGTAAATCCAAATGCTCTCGCAGTTTTATCCAACGCATATGGCATAGTCTCTTGAAGTGTTCTCCAGCTTTGCATATCAACCTTTCCAGCAGACAACATTTGCATATACTGTTCCAAACCACGACCTGCTGATTCACTACTTGCACCACTTGCTAAAAAAGCATCATTCAACGCTAAAGTAGCATCAGTTGCCTTGGGAACATCGCCCATAATAGTTGTCATACGTTGAGTTATACTAGCAATGCCATCTAATGTCGTAGGAAGTCCTTGAATACCATTGGATAGGCTTTTAATAGAGGTTTTTGCTTCTTCACTCTTATATCCCATTTGTTCCAATACCTTCGGAAACTGATTAAGAGTATCCACCCTTGACACAGCCCCGTCAACAGCTCCACTAATAGCTCCCATAGCCATTGAAAAACCCTTTACAGCTAATTGTGCAATCCCAAATGATTTAGCCATTTGTCCGATTCCAGGAACCGCTCCTGAACTAGCCTCGTTGATTTTATTTTTCGTATCCTCTAAAGCACCACTAACCTTTTTAAATGCCTTTTCCATACTACTAGCATCGCCATTAATCTCAACACTTAAAGTATAGTCAGCCGCCATAATCTCACCCCCTCAATCCATTAGCTTCGTAAATTTTATCAACCCAAGATTTACCCTCTTTTTCTTCAGTCTCAAAGATTATTTCAGCATCATTTCTTGCCTTTTCCTTATCCAGAGGCTTTTGAACTTTCTTCCATAATTTTTGAAACCTAGCGTTTTTCTTTCTAAGTGCATTACTAACCGCATTCAACACTGCATTTCTAAGTTGAGTTGTTTCTTGCACAGTTTTTGTCTCATACGCTTTTCGAATAAATGTAACGTCTCTTGGCGTTAATTGTTCGTAATCCTCTCTTGAATACCCAAAATTTACAACATAAAAAGCGAAATCAATATCATCAGCATATTCAGTAGTTAACCTCACATACTCCTCATCGATTTCGCTATTATCTGTTTCAAAATATTCTAATTCAATTAAACGCCTTGGAAGAAAAAAGGACAGTCAATCTTAATTTCATTCACAACCAACATGTTAACAAAAATCAATCCCTTTTCATTAATCAATTTATCAAACAGATCTGATGCCTGCTCAATAGCAATCTTACCTGCATCTATTTGATATAAAGAATGAGAAAAAAGAACTCTCAAAGTCGTTAATGGTAGCATAGCATTATACTTTGACAATTCTCCCATCAAAGAACTTCCAATAGCTCTTTCAATGTTTTCTAACGCTTTTAAATTGAACTTTAACTCATACTTCTTTTCGTTCAAGTTTATTATCGCTTTATCACTCATCTTATACACCTACTTTATCCCCAGGCATTGCATTTGCACTCTTATCACCACTAGTTAAATCAACTAACGCCCCATTACCTTCAAGTGAAATAGAATAAGTCATAGCGTCATCATATGGAGCCTCGATAGAATAATCCGTTACCGCCGCAAGTCCTCCAAACATTCCTTTTTTCTCTTTAACATTCACAACCTTAATACAAACAAGGTCTGAATCCTCAAATGCTTTGGATAGCGCTTTATGTGCCTCATCGCTAGGTACAAATAAGCCATCATTATCAATAGACCACTCTTTCATACCTGCGATCTTTGATTTCCATCCACCAACAGTATCCTTACTAGATACCTCAATAGAATCACTTGTTCTATTAATCTTTAAACCTTGTTGACCACTAATTCCCAATAGTTTTTGACCATCAGCACTAAATATAGCCAACAAAATATCTTTTCCAGCTACAGCTTTTGAAGCAGAGCTAGTAAAATCACAATATAAGTTATTTTCAAACGCTTTTGTTAAATCTCCCATAATAATCTCCTTTTTTAAATTTTGACCTTAAATCCATAACAAAGCTTAATCTCAAACTCTAAAATAGCATGCCATGAACCTGTTTCTTCTTGTTCTAACGATTGTAATCCGATTTCGTCTTGCCTAATAACAGAAATATTGTTATCTTCAAACCTCAACTCATCTGTAAAAGCTTCTTCCACTTCTGTAATTAGCTTGTACATTTCGACCTTACTATTGGATTCTTCTGCAACGATATGAACCAATATATTGAATACTTCGCCCCACATTGATTTCGTATTTTCTGCCCTCTTATCGTACAATTCCACATATGCAAATGGAGGCTTTTCATTTACTGGAACATAGTCGTAAGCCCTTAATAGAGTGTTCTTTTCAATTAAGTCCTGAACTATCTTAATAAAGTCTACAATGCCAATTTTTTTAATCATTTTTTCAGTTCCTTTATCAAATCATTCATATATATCCTTCCCTGTTTACTAACATTTCGTTTAAGATATCTTTGACCATCAACGTGTCCATTTTTACCAACATCATGCCCATATTCTACATGTGGTGCGTACTCTTCGGTATAATAAAAAATACCTTTAAATCTTGTACTTGGAATAGCTTCTCTTAACCTACGGCTTTTAATCAAATCTCCGTTATCTCTCGGAGTTCCAGGAGGTCTTTTTGCTCTGTTAAATATTTCCACTAAACTCTTATTAGCAACGCCATAAAACCTAGCCTTACTCTTTTTATACAGAGCTTGTTCAAGTCTTTTATCGCCCTTTAACGAATATCTCATTTACCTACCCTTTCTATGATAAAAAATACCCATCTTCCGATGTCCTTGACTTCAATTACCTTATAAACCTCGTCTTCGATTTTCACCTTCTCCAAACTCTTAGCAAAGCTAATATCAAAGCCATTGCAAAACATTTTTCTTGAGTTCTTAGTAACATCACGTCCGAAAATTTCAATATCATCTCTAGTCCAGTTAGTAATTCTACAAGGATAATAGTTTTCACTTACCTTATCCTCATACAACTTATTTTTTAATTCGTCTTGCCCATTTTGAATTTTGAAAATAGGGTACAGCCTTAAATACATCATAAAAAGCGAATCATCCTTTTACCCTTACTATCATCTTTAGAGTTCATATAAATATATGATCTAAACTCATCATCATATTCACTCAATACATCACTGACAAATGATGTGGAGATAGTATCCACACTCTCAGAATTAATACCTTCGTAGTTAATCCTTCTAACCATTTTCACAGTTGCATCGACTGCTATTGAATACAATAAATCACTTAATACACTATCGCCAACACGCAAACAAATACGGTCAGCGATAGTAGTGATTAATTCTTTCAAATTGTCCTCAGTAGCAACAACATTGTAAGGCTTAATTCTTGTTTGCACTCTATCTAACAACTCTTTTAAATTGTCTTCTGTTATTGCTCCCATATGTTATCTACGCTCCTACAGTTGCTGGAGCAGGTTCTGTTATTTTAACCTTTACAATACCGTCCAATCTCTCAACATACAATAACATTCCACTCATTAATAATGTTTGAGTAGTAGCGGATGTATGATCCAAGAAATGAGTCATACCTATATAACCCAATCCAACACCATTTAATCCGAACTCTCTAGCCATTTCTGAATTAGTAGCGTTAATATATGCCAATACTATATTTTCAGGAACAGTAGCCCAAATTTCACCTTCTGCAATATCAGTAGTAGAAATAATAGTTGTGTCCGTAAATGCATTGATAAAAGTCATACCAAAGGCAGTTTGAGTAGTAATATTAGCATTACCCAAGTATTTTGCAATATCCAATGGATTTGCAAATATAATGCATCTTTGAGATCCAAAATCTTCAAACAGTGCTTGTAACTTACCCCAAGCACTAGCAACCGCACCTTGAAGTCCATTTCCCAAAGCTTTTTGAGTAGTAGAACCAGTTTTTAAAAGAGTAACAAAGTCTTTTCTAATTTCTTTTTGTAGCTTTTGTACAAGTGCATCATCAGTATTTGTTACCGCTTCATTAGATCCATACATTTGAACAGCTTCCGCAGTAGTTGCCTTTCTGTATTTCTTTAGTGTAATCTCTTTTGTAGTCTTTTCTTTTCTAGTAACCTTAGACAAAGGAATAGTTTCACCCTCTGCTACATTTCCATCCGCCAAAGTAACATCGTATTTATCATAAATTCTAATAGTAGAACCATTTGTCAATGATATTTTTCTAGTAACCCCTAGTAACTCCAACATTTTTCTTACATTCTCTTGAAATGTATTAGTAACATCAACCGTAATAGGGTATTTTAAATCTTGTTTTTTAATTAAGTTTGCATCTGCCATTTTTAAATTCTCCTTTTTACATAAATAATTCTTCGTTTTCTTCAATCAAACGTTGACGTTCTTGCCTGTCCTTAACCGATAAAATATCTTCTCTCGTTAAACCAGCTACAGACTTTTGCTTAGGAGTCTTTCCTTTTAGCTTTTCATTCACAGCCCTCTCTACAGCCGTTTTAAAAGCCTTAGAAAAACTATCCACACAAACCTTAGTGTCCTCTGCATTATCGCCGATAAGCATAGCCACAACCTCATCAGGCAAGGTTATATCATTGTCTTTAAGCATAGAGTTAGCTTCCTTTATCATGTCGTTTTTAGCTTCTTTATTCTTGTATTCTTCTAACTCTTTTTGAAGTTGTTCCACCATATATTGGTTTTTTTGCTCCGCATTCATCTTTGCAAGCTTTTTAGCTTCTTCCTGTGCTTTCTCGTTTTTAGCTTTTTCCTTAGCTAATCTGTCTTGAACAATCTTGTTAACCTCATCTTGTGTAAAAGTCTTCTCAGTTTCTTTTTCAGCATCAACATTCGCTTGATCCACTTCTGTTTCTGCCTCATCATCTGCAAATAGTTGCAAATTCAAAGGTATTTTTCTTATGTCTTCCATTTTCTTCTCCTTTTTTACATGTAAGTTCATGAATTTATATATGTTCTAGCTTTAACCTCAGCTAGTTGAGTGCATTAAAAAATAGACAGTTTATAGACTTATCCAGGTCTTGTCTTCTTCCTAAAGAAGCGAAATTCCTTATATCTTTTCACGATTAACTCGTGTAGATATCAATGTTTGTATTCTATTTTCACACGATTAATTCACGATTAACCGAATAATTCTCCATTGCTAAGCATAATATTTTTTTGCTTTTTATAGATATCAAAGTAAGTTTCTTGTTTATCTCCATTTTGTGTACATTCTACATATATACCATCTAAAAGAGTTGTAGATATTAATATCTTATTGTTTTGTAGAGTCTTACAAGACCAAACGACAAATATATCTTCAATACTGATATCTTTCTTAAAATTTTCCTTGTAGTACTTTATTAACCATTCTTTGCACGCTTTTTGAAATTTATAACTATCCATTTATTTCCTCCTAATTTATTGCAATAAAAAAGCACATCTACCTTCTTACAGTTGTAATTAGTTAGTGTGCTATTAATTTTATGCTAAAAGATAACCTCTAGCTTTCTTGTATTTTTCAACTCTTTTAAAGTCTTTTTCTGTAAGACATTTCAACCTATTTAGATTCATATTATCTTCTAAATCCATTAGTTTTACTTTTCTTGCAATGCTGTTACTTTTTATATTTTTTACATAATCCATGTATGCTACATTTTCTGGATGCGTAAGTTTAATCAAAGCATCTTTTTGTTCAGAGTCAAGAAAGTAAAAATCATTAATTGTGTATTTGTCAGAATCTTCTAAAACATCGTGCAACAGTGCAACTATCTTATATCGTCTGTCACTTATCTTCTTAGAAACTCTTATTGGGTGTAAAAAGTATGCATGTCCGCCTTTATCTTTTTGTCCTTTATGTGCATTCAACATAATAAAAAAGGCTCTAAGATAGTTGAGCATAATATTCTTCCTTTGTTATATCTTCGGTATAAATAGATCCTAAATCAATTTTAGAATAGAAGTCATTAAATATTTCCTTACCATCTTTTATGCAGTAATACATGCCACCTTCACATTTCACATATTTTTTATAATCTGGACAATAATAATATACAGTTGGAGTTTTAAACTTCATAATCATTTAATCCTTTCTACATTACTAGGAATAGGGATTTTGTTACTCAACTCTATCATCGCATTCCTAAGACTATCCCATTCTTTCTTATCCTTGATTTTATCTAACACTCTTTGTTTCTCATATATTTCATGTAATCCGTGTTCTTTTACATAATAAGACTTATCAGTATGATACTGTAATTCAAATATTACCCCGTTGTTATCTTCGACTAAAGTATTAACTCCTTTATAAACAACATTTTGTTCAAAAGTGTTTTTTACTCTAACTATATTATACCCTTTATTCCTTAGTGTTCCAACAGTTTTGAAATAATTATTAGTAAAATCTTTCTCCTTACTAACAAAAGTATATCTTAATTTATCATTGATTCCCTTTGCTGCATCTTCCAAAGAAATTTCTTTTTCTTTTGAATCTGCGATTATCTTACGGGATAAGCTTTCTATGCTTTTAAACCTAAAATCTAAACCTACTAATTTTGATCTATTATCATGTTCTATCGATTTAAGTATAGATGTAATGTTTTTCTCATAAGGTTTCAATTTATTAATTTCATTTTCTGCTATCTCAGTTGATTCAAAATAATCGCCATACAGTTTCTCATACCTATCTACATAATCATCTGGTATAACCACGCTAAAACTACTACGACAATTCACATGCATTGGTGGAAAGTTTATTCCTACCTCACGATCCTTGAGCTTAAATATCTCCCCGTCCAAATCCTTGCACACATCACTTGTTTTTCTATCTATAACTGCTACATACTCATACTCATCATATAGTTTAGAATCATCAAATGTCTTCATCATAGCTTCATTATTGATTCTTGTACCTTCAGTTCGTACAATTCTCTTAATATCTGCTCTTGAACGATTAACAAACCTCTCAGACATTTGTTTTACAACTCTATTGAAACTGTCACCTCTTATAATAGACGTCTTAAAATCATTAGTTAAGTAACTAATAAGCTTACTTTTATTTTCCCATATTCTATCACTGTAATCTTTCTGTTGAGTCCATTTCTTATTAATTAATAGCTCAGCACTCTCTTTATCAAAACTAAGCATAGTTCTTCCAAATCCCATACTATCTGCCATCTCATAATAAGTATCTCCGTATAAATCCACCAAATAATCATGTAATCTATCAACTTCTTTAGCACCAATTTCTAATTGCTGCAACTTTATAGACTCATTAAGTCCTTCTAGCCTTGTCAACTTATAAATAGACTTTCTTACATCAGTTAAGTGCTTGTATTGTGGGTATTTTTCAATAAAATCATCAAATCTTTCATATAATAATTTTCTGTCAACACTACTTAGTCTAGCTAAGAGTGATCTGTATTCAATAACATTATCCTTACCATACCTGGCAAAATATTCTGCAATTTCTTTGCCAAGCTTATGAGATTCTTCCTTGTAAAATTGAGTAAGTTTTTCGATTAACTTAGCCTCATCTTTTTCCAAATTATCCCATAACTCTTTTTGTCTTTTACTTGAGTATTCATTATACTGGTTTAGGTTCTTCATCTACTACCCTCATAAAACCATCAGAACCTTCAATGTCTTTTCTTTTATTTTCAATCTCATCTTTTGCATTATCCACAATGCTTAAAACATTGACTTGTGTTTCTTCCGATACAATGCCACTTAAATTACGTGCTATTTCTGTTTCTTCTAATAAGTTAGATGGAACATTCCTAGTAAATTTATACCTAATCTTAACCCAATCATCACCATCCAAAGGACTACCAGGATAATCGGCAATTATCTTATATCTCCTGTTAAGTCCAGCTGTAAATTTACGCTCTTTAGTTCTTGCTAAATTGTCCATAGCTTGAAGTTTGTATTTCAAAGAAACTCCAGTTGATTGAGCAAAGTTTTCATCAGAAATATTAGCCACCATTGAAATTTGAAATATCAAACGCTCTAGTCTATCCAATAAGTTTTCTTGAGTAGTATCGCTGTTAGGTTTTGCTAAGAAATCAACAACCACCTTCTCAGAATTTTCTCCACTAACATTAATAATTCTGTAGTCTCTTAGATTCTTGATAACATCTTCATCTAGCTTTTCCCCTAAAATCTTCATATACGCATCAGCATAATAGTCCACGTCATTAGCTTTTTCACTAATCGATTTATTAAAAGCGTTAATAAGACTCTCAACACTCTCAAAAATCCCCTTACGCTCTGCATTCTCAACATATTCAACAACTGGCACATCATTAAAATAATGTTCTTCTTCTGAAATAAACTTTAATCCGTCATCTGTGTACATAAAATGCGTAATATTTCTGTTATCGGAAAAAGTACCCTCAATCTTTCCATCAGAGTTCTTATAATATCTAACGCAATACAGCACTTTTCTTCTTATGCTCTCATCAAACACCAAAAAAGCTTGCATAGGATTCAAATATGTTAATCCGATTCTTCCATTCTCATCATTAAAAATAAGTTCAAAACCATGACCGTAAATACTACAAATCTTTGATAATTCAGCATTATTATCATCTTGATTATTGTAACTATCCAAAAAATCTAAATAATCATTAACCTTCTTGTTTTCATGAGTTGATTTGATAGGATTTCCAATAAAATACCCATTAAAAGTATCTACAATATACTTTGCGAAATTTACTGATAGTCGATTGTCAGGCTTGTAGCTATCCTCCTTTTTAGGTTTAAAAGAAATAGGATACACAGTCTCATACATATTTTTTAACTTTTGATAGTGACCTATATTATTCTTATGTCTTTGAATAAATTTATCCAGCAATTCTGGAGTAATTCCAGAATCCTCAGAAATAGTAAACTCCTTTTCTATTGAATCGTTAACTAAATTAATAGTCTCTGTAACATGTGTTGTCATTAAATTATCCCCCTAAACAATTGGACACTAACTTTATCAGATGCAGACTGTAAACTATATCGTAAAGCATCCATTAAATGGTTATTTTTATCTTCTGGAATATTAGTAAATTTCCCCATAACCTTATCAAATTTATATGAGTAACTATAAAACTCTTCTTTGCAGTTAACTAGAGATGTATCACAAATAATTTTCAAACTTTGTAACTTATCAATCCCCTGATTAATACTGCTCTTGCCTTTCCTAGACTTCTTTATTCGAAGATCGTAATCATTATTCAGTTCAGAAATCAATCTGTCCTCGGCACAGTCAGCAATAATAAGAGATTTTGAATAGCCTTTTGACTTAATCATCCTAGCTATCTCATTAGTATGCATACCAGTTTCGTAATGTTCATCAATTAGATACAAAATCCCATTTTCACTATCAAGCCAAGAAACCACAAGAGCTGTTGGATCATGTGTAAAACCAAAATCCAACCCTACTATTAGCTCGTAATTTTGTTTCGCTAGAAAATCCTTATCTAACGGTCTATACTCTACATTCTCAAAAACAAGTCCTTCAGATACTCCCCATTCTCCATCGCACACAATCTTTGCACGTCTGGGATTAGTTTTATAGAGCTTCTCATATCTTTTTATAGTTTGCTCATCTAACCACTCATTAAGCTTGTATGTAGTAGTTAGAGTAAATACATCATCATCTTTAGCATCAAAAAATTCGCTTTTTAACCAATGATTTTCGCTCCAAGGATTAAAAGTAAGTATAACCTGCCTGTATGCATTTTTGTCTTCTAAAATGCCCCTCATACCTTCTACAACGGTATCCAATTTATCCCTACTCTCTAACTCATAAGCTTCCTCTAACCATAAATGCGTAATAGATCCTTTTTCTAATTGAATTGAAGTCATTTTCAAAGCATCATCAAAACCACGAAATAGTATTTTCTGACCCGTCGGTATATAGGTTGCTTCCATTGGACTAACCGTAAATTGCCATAAATTTTGAACACCAAGCCTATTCGTAGCGCTCTTTAAACCCACAAACACGCTATCTCTCAAAGTGTTTTGATACCTTCTAGCAGCAATAACATTCATCCAAGGGTACTTCATCATCTTATAAATAATTTCTATCTGTGTAGTAACGGATTTCTTACTACCTCTACTACCCTTAACAACCTTATAAAATTTTTTACAATTCCAAAACTCGTTATATCCTTGACCAATCAAATTTGAAACACGAATAGCGCCCAAAACTAATCAGCCCCTTGAATATCATCGATAAAAGTAGGTAAATTAATATCGACCTCTTGTTTTTCAGTCCACAAACCATACCTCTTGCCAAGAAGTTCCGCCGCTTTTATTCTGTCTCTCAAAGATATTTGTTTTTTTGTTTTTACAACCTTTGAGGAACCTTCTATTTCGGCAACTACTGAAATAACTTCTTCTTCCATTTCGCCATTAAGTGAAAGCGATAAAAACTCCTCTATATCTTTTATTGTTGCGATATTTTCGTCTTGTATCTTTTCTCTTATTTCTTGAAGTCTATTTTTAATTTCAACATTCTTCAACAATCTTTGTCCTTGTGAGTATGCTGTTTTTTCGCTATACCCAGCTCTAATGGCTGCTTTAGTTGCATTAAGATCCTTCAAATATTCTTCACAGAACAATTGTTGTCTATTATTCATCTTTCACCTCCATAAATAAACCTAACGGTAAATCGGGGTGTTGTAGTGAATGACATTTAGCACAAAGCAATATACCATTATTTACATTTATTCTATTAATCGGGTCATCTGCCCAATGGCTAATATGATGTACAACTAAATTTTTGTCTGAGCCACAGATTTGACATACTTTATCACGTTTTTTTACTTTTTTAACCCATCTCGCAACTAAAGAATCGTTTCTGTCTGTTACTATTGCATATTCTTCAATAATATTATTAGTTTCAATTTTTCCATATTTTATTTGTAATATTGATTTTGCGGCTAATTTTTGCATATAATTCGTATCTTTGCTAGCTATAATTGTTTTACATTCTGAAGCTAAACTTTCAGGAATTGAATCATAACCCATCATGTATCGCTTTGCTAACTCCATGCAAGCCCAGATGCGTTGTCTGATGATGTACTCATCAGCAAACTTATTCTGTTTAATTGTCAATTTCTTCAAAGCACATCACCTCGCTTTCCAAATAAAAAGGACTATCCACAATTAGATTATCCTAAATAAAATCATTTTCTTTAACTCCAATAAAAAAGCCGATACCAGCGTATCGACCTTCTTATTTATAAATTAAATCGGAGTGAATATGAAACTAAACAAAAAATTATTTTTGCTCAATTCTTTTCAATATCACTATATCATAATTCATACTGTAATTTACTGTAATTTACTGTACACTTTATAAATCTTTTATTAAATTTAACGCTTTGCCATGCATTTTGTATATCATCTCTACACTTCGATGCATAATCTTAGCAATATCCTGCCACTTCAAACATTGAATGTATCTCAGATTCAATAAAATTTCGTATTCTCCATCCACGTCGCTAATCTTTTTCTTATAATCTTCTCTCAGATTGATTAACTCACTAATATTTCTATTAATTTTACTTTCCAAATCCACAATCTTTTCAATCAAATCATTGTCATTTCTTACACTTGATTGCACCTTTTCTCCAAACGAGGAAGGTGATCTAATCGAATACTTCAAGGAGTTAAGTTTTTCTAACTCCTTGATATCCGCACTAATCTTCAAATCTAATAAATAGATTCGCTGTAATTCTTTTTTATTCATATGTTATAGGTCTTCCTCTTTGATAAAAATTCCGTCTTTTGTAATTCCTTTGCGTTTTGAAATCTTATCATAAGCTAACTGTAGGCACTCTACACAATCAATATCAAGTTGTTTACATAACACAATAAGCGTCACAAAAATATCGCCCATTTCAAGTTGCATGTTTTCTTGAGTTTCAATATACTCGTAATCTTCGTAAACATCAGCTGTGTTTTGACCCATAATTTTCAAATAATCCATCTCACTCTTAAATTCAAATACTTCCTCGATAAATTTCATAAATTGTTTATCGGCGTTTTTGCTGTGTAATAAGTCCTTGTCGTTTGCCCATTCTTCTACTTTTGTTTTTAATTCTTCAAAATTCATTTCTTTATTCATTTCTTCAATCATTTTATTATCCTTTCTAATTCTCAATGGTTTTTCAATTAGGTCTCCAAGTCCTACAAAAAACGAAAATTCTTCAGTTCCAAATTTATATTACCCAGCAATGCGGTTTAGCCTTTCCGCGATTTCCGTTAATTCCTCTATGGCATAATCATCAAAATCTTTTATATCGTAATCATCAAAATAAAACATTATCTGTATCTCCTCTTTTCTTCTTCAAAAATATTATGCATAAAATTAACTAAAACAACAGAAAAAACCAACGTCAATTTATCCACTCCTAACATATATCCTATGAGCCAAAAACTCACAAGTGCCAACTCTATTTTTAAACTATTACTCATCTATACCTCCCATTTTCAATCTGATAAAGCCTTGAATTGATGTTTTTCCTAATCCTGTTTATCAGCATTGCATTTATATCTGCGTTATCGTCTTCTTTAGCGTCCCATCGATTTCTAAAAATATTCTGTTCTAATTCTTTAAAATCAACCTCACAAGCTAAGAGTAATTTTTCAACTTCTTTGATTGTCATCTTCTATCCTCCAATAGCTCCAATCAATAAAACTACTCATATATCCGTATAATGCTTCTTCAACTTCTTCTTCGGTTAAATTATCATCAAGTTCTAGTGCATCTTCTGTAAAATCTAAAAGTCCTACAATTTTATATTTCAATCCTTAACCTCCCATTCTATAATCGAAAATCTGTTGTAATCATGCCATCAATTGCAAGACCTGTAACAATATCTAAAGCTGTTCTTGTATCGCTATATCTACAATTCAGTCTTTTGTGTATTCTTGGGTCGCTATCGGACCAATCTATAATATCAATCATCGCTTTACTCAGAAAAATCATTTTGCAACCTTTAGCTACGCATAAGTAATAGCAACCATTTTTGCCATAACTACCTTTACACTTTTTAAATCCATATTTCTCATATTCTTTAATATCTTTAGTTGGTTTTAGCGTCATCTTCCACCTCGATTTCTTCTATATTTATTTCACTGATACTTGAATCCCCTAAATGATATATAGGGTCTATGACTTTTTCAATCATCTCTTTCACATCACTTTTAGTCCAGTAATCATAAGGCTCAAACTCAAAATGTATTTTAAACTTTTTCATCTTCCACCTCTACCAATTCAAAATCGGCTAAATCAGTATCAAACTTTTTTCTTAATTTCTTCAATTTCTTTAAGGGTGAATTTAGTTTTTACATAATCCAACGCTTCGTTACTGGATAAATATATGTCATTATACTTAGTGTCGTAATTTATAAATGAGTATTTCATATCCCTTAATAATGATGTTAAAAACCTATGCTTTAAATAATACTTCTTCTCTTCTTCTCTATCCTCTGAAGGCGTATTTGCATATTCAAAACACACTTTATATAATTCATCAACATCATATCCATACAAATAACAAGAATGTCCGTCCGATATCGTACTGATTGCGTATTGACAATTTGCCCAAATCTTAACTAGAACTTGATTATTAGCGGATATAGTAATTAAATCATAGTCACAATTTGATTTGATGTTAGAAAACGGATTTTTGTAGTATTCTATAGTAAATCCTAATTTCTTAACTTTTTCAATAAATTCTTTAGTCTTCATCTTCCACCTCCACAACACAACTGTCTAACAGTTTCAACACGTCCATCATCAACATACAATCGTAAACATCACCATAACATTCAATCTTTTTGCCAAATAAATCGTCTTCTTCAAATTCAAAACCACAAATATCACCGTGACTTGCGAGTAATAATTTAAGAATATCTTTTTCCAATATCGCAAGTATAGAATTATTACTACCAAATCTATAACTTTCTTTATCTCCATAATCTCTAATTGCTCTTAATCCTAAATTACATTCTTCAAATTCAAGCCTTATATTATCAGCATTTTTCAACAGCTTTTTTCTGTTTACTCTAAAAGTGTTATTACTTTTAATTCTCATCTTTTTCTTCCTTTTTCTCTAAAATCACTAAAAATACCTCATCACCATCAACCTCAATATTGCATTCGTATTCAACGTCTTTTTCTTTGTCACGATACAATGCAACTATCTCGTCATTGTCATTAAAGTAATCTAATTCATGTATTAAGTCTCTAACTTTCATCTTATTCCCTTAACTTTCCAGTCAATCCCGTAACAATTCCACAAAAATGTTGATTTGTATTTTTTAAAATCAAATATCGCCATTCTATCAGTCTTTTTAATTAGTTTAGCATTGCCATCTATCCTATAAGTGCTGTTGTTTCTTTCTCCACAGTGATTAGATACATAGTAACGCTTGCCAATCTCAAATTTATCACTTATACCGCTTTTACCATACGTCCTTTTAGGTTGTGTATGATAAGTTATTTTGAAGTTGCCCTTCTTGACAATTCCGTCATTTGCAAGTTCTTCTTCAATCTCCTTGTCAATCTCTTCCATCATTTTTATTTCTAATTTTTCATTCCAAGTGTAAATATTATAAGTCTTTCTAAATTCCACAAGCTCATCATTCATCTTCAAAAATCTAGTAATTGAATTTTGGCTCCTATTTAAAACTTTACTAATACTTTCGCAAACTTTTGTGAATCCTTCTCCACTATGGCTTCTAATTTGCGACTTACATATTCTTATTTCGTAATCTTGCCAACCTTTCATCTTATCTCCCTGAAATCATATCTATCATCAAATAAGTATAAAAACATCTTCTTTTTAAGCTTATACACAGCAGTCAACATACCTTTGACATCTTCTACAATAGCCTTGCCATATTTATCGATGTATAAAAAGTCTGCAACATACTCAATCTTTTTATGTGTCTTTCCGTGCTTGTCCACAAACTTATCTTGTAATAGGAATCTAGGTTGAAGTACTAGATTCCTTATTTCTTTGCCTCTTTCAAGAAGTTTCAACTCACGATATCTTTCTGCTTCTCGTATACTGTCAAATTCAATTCCATCAACTACGGTCTTTTTTGCATTATACTTGCTATATCTTCCCATTATTCTCCCTCATCTTTTTAAACTCCTCTTGCATTTTAGCAAAGCTATTAAATTGATTATTCTGCTTAACTTCTTCTTGTTGTTTTGGTCTATAATACGTCTCTTTCTTCTTGAAATTATTTCTTGGCTTATCCGCACCAGTCTTTTTTTTATTTAACACTCCACGTATATACGCCAATGTCCTAACTCCGTTTTGCTCAGCTATTTCAATAGCTTCCCTTACCCACTCGTAGCTATACTCATTCATATAGTCACGTAACATATTCGCACTATAAGGTGTTATCAAACCAAATCCACAATCTTGATACAACTTTATAAGTTCAGCTAATTTTGGATTATCTAGATCCATTTCTGGAGAAGGAACAACACCTGTAGTGTTGTTATCATTGTTATTCATTGTTATATCATTGTTATTCATTGTTGTTTGTTTCTTTCTGTTTTCTTTCTGTTTTCTTTCAGTGTTATTTCTGTTTTCTTTCAGTGTTATTTCAGTGTTACTTTTTGTGTTTTCGTTATCTTGATAAACCTCGTAATTTACTATGTTGTAGACTGTTTTTTTACTGTCACTTTTATAGCTAATCATTTTTTCATCACTTAACAAATTTAAAAACTTTTTTACTTTCGTTATGCTCCATCCCCAACGTTCGGATAATTTTCTGAGGGACGTTATTTTTTCGCCCCTCTTAATATCAATAACATTTCCATCAAACAATATTTGTTTATCTTCGTGGTTAGCTAACAGTAATAAATCAACCCACGCTTGACCTCGTGAAAAAGGCTTATCATCCCATATTATGTTGTCTTGTATTTTCCTGTGGACACAAATCCAACCATAAGCCATCCACATCACTTCCTAAAACGGCAAATCGTCATTGTTGTTGAATGTTGCGTTCATCCCCAAGTCGTTAGCGTTATTGTTGTTTGAGCCACCACTATTATTTAATACAACCTCTTGTGCATCTTGATATCTTTCTATACATTTATTCACGATCACTGCTGGTGCATTATCTCTTTTTTCTTTAACAGTTTGATTAGTCTTGTAATCATAAAAACCTTGCAATCTGTATTCGTATACTTCTTTTGTGCTATCTTTGTAATCAGTTCCCTTATTAACTTCAACGATAACGCCTACAAATTTATCTTTTAAACTGACGATATTCCCATTTTTATCCCAATTCATATTATTTTTGTTGATATCACATAAAGATAACAAGTGATTAATGTGTCTTGTTGCAAACTCAACGTCTTTTCCGTTTTTGTCTTTGTACCAAACACTGAACCACGCTTTTTGTCCGTCTTTGTCCTCGAATGTCAATCCTAAACTTTCAGCACCTGTATTTGCACTCTTATAAATTTTTGCTCTAGTACACTTCATTGTGTAAACTCCACTTTTTCTAATAGCACCACTCAAACTTAACTCTTCATTATTGTAATCATCATTAATTGTAAACATCTTTTATCCTCCATAATATTCATTAATTTTTTCTGTTACTAATTTCAAATCATTTTCTATCAACTGTTCATCAAACATTCCCAGCGGACTTTTTGTAGTGTTAAATCCGTTGTTTTGCGTCTGGAAGTAATACTTGTTATCTTGTATCACTGTATTTAAAACTATTGTGAATAAACCCTCAATAGTAATTTTTTCATCAAGTAATTTACCTATAGTTTTCACCTTGCTTGTTCCATCTTCTTTTTGCTCATTGTGACTTAAAAAGAATATATTCAAGTCTTCTCTTAGCCTACTTGCAACATCAATTATCATGTAATAGTGTTGTGCCATTTCTGTAAACTTATCAAATCCTTTTTCTTTTGCACGAACCATAAACTCATTACTAATTACATATTGGAAGTCGTCTATGATGATGTTCTTGATGTCTTTATTGTTATTCAAATACTTTAAACAACTGATAATTTTATCATAGTTGTCACTAACAAGTCTTTTGCCTTTTCCGTCTTTATCCATAATCGGGTAGTTTTTCTTAAAGCCTTTAAATGGTAGTGGTTTGTTTACTGCTTGAATTATGAAAGTATCTTTGCTATCCATATTCCTAATGCTTGTACTTTTCCCAGTACCCGATTGACCTAATATCAGTATTAAATTCGACATTATCTTATCCTCAAACTTTCTGTTTGTTTAATCTCAACACCATCAACAATCAAGCCCTCTTTTATGTCGCTTAAAAGCTCTTTCTTGTTGAGTTTTCGCTCAATCATATAGTAACTATCGTCTATGTTTTTTTCGTTCGTTATTTCAAGGCTGGGAGCGTTCTTTTGAATATTAAAGCTAAACAAATCAGTCTTAACCTTTTTCCTACCTTGCAACTCCATACTTGCTTGTAAATTCTGTTTTAACCACTTAACCTTGTTCTCTGCCGATTTTCTCTTTTCGTTGAATATCTTTTCTTGATTTTTATAAGCTTCGACATCAGCTTCTAAATTTCTAATCATTTTCGCATAATTGTCGCATTTTTCCTCAATTTCAACATTGAGATTATTTGCCATTTCTTGCATTTCTTCTGTAATTTCGTCAGCATTTTCAAATTCAGTAAAGAATTTTACATAATTTTCAGTCAATTCAAATAGATTCATTAATACTTGTCCCTCACAATCATTTCAATTTCATCAAAATTATCAACAATCACTTCTATAACCTTTTCTAAACTATTTTCGTACCCATACGTACTATTTTTAATAAACTCCATAACTTGAAGTTGCACTTCGTGTCTTTTTGCTTCTTCCCTTGAGAAAAACTTCGCTCCATCTCCACATGTGTACACCATTTCTTTTTGTCCTACTACCATCTACATACTCCTTGATATTTGTAATTCTTATTAATTTTAGTTATAATTTAAGTATCCTTAAATAGGATATTGTTTCATGAATGGCTGTATTTTGTGGTGAGATACAGCCACTTTTTTTATATTTCTTTAACATCTGTACCTCTGTAATAGCATTTACATTCATTTTCTATTCCAAATTCAGTTGCTATTTTTTCATCGAAAAACTTACCAAAATTTGTTATCACAATATGCTTAAAAAAGTTTTCAAACTCATCTGATAAGCACTCCATAGAATTTTTGTACACATCTTTCATATAGTCATCCGCTATATCAAAATCAATAGTCGCCCTAAACTTCATCTTTTCACTCCTCTTTTTGCCATCTTTTTGAACAATTCTGATCTGTTCATAATCTTCTCATCTCTCTTATCCGATACATCCAACGTCGCACTACTAGCTTGTTTAACTAAATATCGTCTCTCTTTATAGTCTTTCCTCAACTTTTATCTCCGTGTCTTTTTTCTTCTCAGGTCTCTTGTAGCTTAAAATATCATCAATCTTTAAATCTTCATCACTTACAATCATCTTATCTTTTGCTTCCTTGTAGAATTTCAATGATGTTTCAAATCCGTATCCGATTCTATTTAATTCTTGACAAGCTCTCAAAGTTGACCCACTACCAGCTACTGGATCAATAACAACGTCATTTTCATCAGTAAATATTTTTATAAGTTCTTTAAGCAAGACTACAGGTTTTTGAGTAGGATGTATTTTTGGATATACATTTTTGTTGTCCCTCACCCAATTAAAATGATTCATAATCATATTAGTTTTATCGTTGTAGTAATTGTTGAATTTTGGTAGTTTATTTCTATAAAGTACAACCGCGTATTCAGTAGCTCCTACAATTCGCATATTTGCTTTTAAAACTTGCGGACTATAATTTTTGATAAACACAATCGGATAATGATTCTTAAATCCGTGTTTCTTGCCGTAGTGTACAATCGTTGGTATTTGTTCAAAAGCACAGAATACAATCATTGCAGGTGCTTTCCCTCTTTCCTTCGGCTCTTTTATCAACATATTATTACAAAAGTGCATATATTCTGCTAAATTGAATTGCCCATCGCCGTTGAAAAATGTCGATTTTGCGTTCTTGCTCTCTCCATTTTTTCTGTCCCCTCCAACATACCAAGTTGGATTACTTCCGTATGCTTTAACTCCCAAATTATAAGGAATATCAGCGATAACAAGTTGTGCTTTTGGTATATGGTATCTTTTAAAGTTCTGAAAATTATCGTGAAATATTTCTACCACTACATCATCCTCCAAGTAATAATCACTAAATTAATCAACAACACAGCTAATGCTAATCTTCCAATAGTCTTTGAAAATGTATTAACTAACTCAACAATCTCTTCCACTGCTTGAGTGAACATGTTTTTTTCAACTTCTTCTACATTTCTAACTTTCAATTTTTTGCAATTTCCGATACTTCTTTTTTTACTTACATTTTTTGATCTCTTAAATTTCGTCCACACTTCATCATTAAAATCTGATACTCTCTTTTCCATAACCTAACTCCCTTCTTACCTCTTCTCTTCTTTTTTCTGCCCTGTCTTCCATAAACTTAACAGCTATAAGCTTACTAACCTCTTTAATAGCTTGTTCATTCAAATTTATGTCATTTATTACTATTTCCCTGTTCATACCTACGCTCCCAAAAATTTGTTTATAAAGTAAATGATCCCCTTACCCGTAACCTTCGTCGTAGTAGTCAGAACATTTACACCATTGCCATCAACATAAGTTCCCTTCTTAAGCTCAAACAACCCTTGTTCAACATATTGTTGCAGCGGCTGATTCTTTCTTTCGCCACTCTTGCACAAATATCCGCTGCTACGCATCCAAGCAAACAAATTATTTTGCCCAATCTTCTTATTAATCTCACCACGTCTAATAGCCTCTTGACTAATCAACTTAGCCAATTCGCCAACCAAACACGACTTATTACTACTAGATACAGTATCCGCAAACAGCACCTTAGGCTTATCCCTCTCAATCTGTGCCTCTGCCAACGCTCTCTTAGCTTTTTCTTCCTTCAAGTTAGTAGCAAGTCTTATGAGGTAGTCTGGATCACTTAAAGTCTTTTCTATAACCTCACTACTCATATACGCCCCGTGCTTTCTAATTGACGGTATAACTTCATGAGTGATCCACCTCTTAAACTTTTTCGCTTCCTTTTTTCTACTTGCTAAAATCAAATTGTATAATCCATATTCGCTTACGATATTAGACTCTCCACTTAAGCCGCCTAAGTTAAACTTAGTCACCTCATCTTCATCTAATCTTCCAACTGATACTGTAGGATTTTTAAGGTCTAACGCATTACATACATCTATTGCCACAAACCATGGTTCATTGTTTTTGGTAACTGTTCTTATTTCTCCAAATTCACTATTTTTAAAAATTTGTAATTCATTCATATTAATTCTCCTTTAATTTTTACGCTTAAAGCGTATTTTTATTGTAAAAAAATAATATCTTTATATTCTACCGAATAGACATCTTCTAATTTTTTAATTTGTTCAACATTAGGAAATGTTATTCCTTTTTCCCAACTTCTTAAAGTTACAACTGAAACTCCTAAAGCATTAGCCGCATCTATTTGGCTAAATCCTTTATTAACTCTTGCTGCTTTCAACGTAATTTTGAAGTCATTCTCCATACCCTCACCCCTTTCTGTATTTGTGCTATAATCACCGTAAAGGAGGTGATTATATTATGAAAAACGTCTATGCTTGTTTACTTGGTAATTGGGTTAATTTATCTACTGATGATACTGCCACTATAGGAGAAGATCACGTTTCTGCAAATCAATGGTACGAAGAAAATGCAGGAATATATTCTCCATCAGTAAAAGAACCGAATACATTCTATCAGTTAGATTACGTCCATATCCAATTTAAAGGAAAAGACTATCGTATCAACCCTATATTCATTCAAATTGTTGAAGAATAAAACTAAAATCTTATTCTTTCAAGAATGATCTTCTTATCTAAGTCGTCCAATTTAGTTTGGGCGGCTTTTTCTCTCTCACGAAATTCAACACATCTATTAATCTCATTCCATTCTCTATTTGTGAATTTACTCCTAAATTCCAAAAATTCAATTAAATCTGTTTTTTTCATACTCTCACCCCCTTCTATTCATATAACTTCCACCAATCAACATCGAACACTTCCGCGATCCTTTTTGCCACACTAACTGGAAGCTCTGACTCTTCTATCTCATACTTACTAATTGTTCTTTGATTCTTTCCAATAAGTTTTCCCAAATCAGATTGATTCAATCCTTTTTCTTTTCTTAATCTAATTAATAAATTCAACATGTTGTATGCCCATCTCCTTTTTATGTGAATTTACCACTATATATGGTATAATAATAAGTAAAGGAGGTGAATAAATTATGAGCAATTTGTTAGCATATAATAAGAATACTGCGTTAAACTTAGCGAAGGAATTAGCTCCCATAGCTATTCAGAACGGACTTGCTAATGGTGCTACTTCAGAAGAAGAATATGCAAAGAAGGTAGCAACCTTTATTAAAGTTTTAGCAACAGAGTTAAGCACCGGAGATGTAGAAGAAAACGGACAAAATGTCCAACTATATTAAATTTCAATATTTATATGAATCTGAGTACAATTGTCATTGTACTCTTTTTCAATCATCTCAACCATTTTAAAACATGTTTTTAATCGTTCTAGATTGAATTGAGTTAGTTGCTCTTTTAGATCAAATTTGACAATAATTTCTTTATCCATACTCTCACCCCTCTCTATTTATACAATTTCCATTAATCGTATTTAAACATGACTCTGACTCTATAACCATTACTTGGTTTAAGCACATCGCTTATTATAGCAATGGTTTTAGGGTCATTTTCATCAGTTTCCACAATAATTTCCTTGACATCATCTTTTAAATAATTGCTTTCATTATCTTCTAATGAAACACCCTCAGCTCCAACTTCATCGAAATGAAGAACCTTATTAATGTTTAAATCCATCATCTCACCCCCATTCCTACCCAACCAGTTTCAAAGCTATCAAAATCAAATCCACGATTATAATAGCTACCAGTACGTATTTTATTGCCTTATACCTATTTCTCATATATAATAAAGATAAGCTAATAGCCTGTGGAGGATTAACTCCCCCACATATCAAGAAGTTTGATGATTAAATCTATAATCTTTTCAGTTAGACTAATAATTGCAGTTATTAAAGCCAATTTGATTAGATTTTCATCAGACTTCTTTTTTTCTTGCTCTTCGCTCACCTTTTTCTCACCTCCTGTACTTGATGATTTTATTATAATACGCTTTTAGCGTACTGTCAAGTATTTTAAAAAGTTTTTTTATCATTTTAGATTGTTTTTTTACGCTTATAGTGTTATACTATATAACATATTAAGGAGGCTCACTAATGAAATTTAAAAATAATTTAGGTAATAAAGATATTTTTTCTCAAAATTTATCTAGATACATGAGTGAAAATAATATTGATAGAAAAGAATTATCAAAAACATTAAATATTGCTTACACAACATTAAGTGACTGGATTAATGGAAAGAAGTATCCACGAATAGATAATATTGAAATCCTTGCGAATTATTTTAATATCGAAAAATCCGACCTAATCGAACCACCAAAAAAAGAAAACAAACTAACAACAGACCAAGAACAACTGATCACACATTACAACAACTCAAACACACAAGGAAAAACAATAATACTCACAACAGCCAAGAACATCTCCAAAGCATACCCCGTTATATCACGTGATGAAATGATCTCCTACCTCAAACAATTCCAGCGTGCAGCCTATGGCGACATGAAATCAATCTATGACATGACAGATGAAGAACTAGAACAACTATACATAAAATACAAGGAGGACTTCGAAGATGACTAAACAAGACATAGACCTCATAGTTCAAGGATTAGTTGAAGTAGTAGGAACAAACAACCTCAAAGACATACTAGAATACCTAGACATCAAACTAATCACACACAGTAATACCACAGAATACGTCAACCACAACGGCAAACAAATCATCTACATATCTGAAACAATCCCAGAACAACTACACGATTTCGTACTTGCCCATGAAATAGGACACGCAGTATTACACGATCATGAAATAATCCAGTATTCAAAACTAACCACACACAAAACCCAAACAGAAAAAGAAGCCGACTACTTCGCATTCAAACTCTTAGGAAAACAAATAGATCCAATATACCAATACACAGCACAACAATACGCAAAACTACTACAAGTAAACGAAGACATCATTCAATACATAATACAAGACAATTAAACTCTTAGTACGGTATATTACATTTTTTCGTACTAACAATATTTAAGTATTGAATAAATAATTAAATGAATAAACAAAAAAAATACCCCTCACACAAAGTGCAAGGGGCACCTGAGCATACATGATATACTCACAATTCACAAACTTATTATATCACGTATGCTCTTTAATTAAAATAAAAAGGAGTTAAAAATATGAAAACAGCAGTAGCTTATGTTAGATTCTCAAGCGCGGGACAAAGAGAAGAATCAATACAAGCACAAAAAAGAGCCATAAACGCATATTGCATACAAAACAACATCAAACTAATAAAAACATACGAAGACCACGCAAAAAGCGCTACAACGGATAATAGACCACAGTTTTTGAAACTGATTAAAGAAAGCAGATACAAAGAATACGACTATGTAATAGTTCACAAATTAGATAGATTTGCAAGAAATAGATACGATAGCGCAAGCTATAAACTAAAACTCAAAAAGAATGGCAAACAACTACTCAGCGTATTAGAAAACATCGACGGCTCCCCTGAATCAATCATAATGGAATCAGTCCTCGAAGGTATGGCAGAATACTACTCCGCTAACCTATCACGTGAAGTAAAAAAAGGAATCGACGAAAACATGCGTAGCTATAAATTCATAGGTGGAAACGTCCCTTATGGATATGATATAGTCGACGGACAATATACAATAAATGAGCAAGAAGCAAAAGGCGTACAAAAGATATTTGAAATGTATCTATTACATTACACATACGC